AGTTTCTCTCTGTTTGCAACATAGGCTTGATATCCTACACTATCTGTATTCACGATGGCGGTTGAAGAACCATCGCGATACAGATTTCTATGATCTTTGACCGGAATCTTACTCATTATGCTAGTGAAATCGCTCTGAAGTTTCTAATCATTGGAACAGTTGCCTGATTTGTAGAAGTACCAATTACCTTGATCCTGAATGATCTGAAGGATGGTAGTTGGTCTACACTAAACTTATATTCTCTGTATAGGGAGATATTGGGATTAGGTACAAAGACATCAACCTTAGGTACGTCTAGATCGGGAGTTCCATTACTATTTCCTTGACTTAGAATAGTTCCATTTGGATTAAAGTTTCCAAAACCAGGGAAAGGAACAAAGATCACATCATCAACAGGTCCATCTTGATTCAACGAATAGAAACATCTCAAATCTGCACCCTGTGGAACATATCCATCCAGGAAGACCTGTAAAGCCGATGCTGGATTTGCAAGAACCACATTCTTGGTCACATAGAAGAATCTATTAGGATCATTTGTTGTATTATTGACTCTAGGATCAGTAGAATAGTCTGAAACAGGTTCATCAATTCTATTTGTAGTGAATATTACAGAAGCCTGGTTAAGATCAACAGCTGGTGAGATTCTTGTATCCTCGGATAGTAGATCCAAGTTCATTGTGAATGACTTGTTACCAGGAAGTTCATCTAGGTAAAGATTTTCATTAACACTAGAAGCTACAATTCTTGGTTCAAAGAAGAAGTTTTCCTGTCTCAAAGAAACTTCCTCAAATCCCTTATCAATGAATGATGGTTCATTGCCAGATACACTTGTTCCACTAGTAGTCCTAATAGATGGTGCAATATTGGTACCTGTTGGTTCCATAGTATTGACCTTAGGAATAATCATCTCAAAAGGAACATTATATGTTGCTCTACCTCTAGGACCACCACCTTGAGTAGTTTCATTGAAGAAGAGTTTTTTCAACCCAACTCCACTACGATCTATTCCAACATTGGTGTCACTCATATCAATCTTAACAGGATAAGTGTCAAGAGTGATTCTACTACCATTGGTAGCTGCGTTGAGATTATGAGTTCTATTAATTCTCCTCAAGGAAACACCATTAAGTTCGTACTTATAAACAAGATTGTTTACAGTATGTCTTCCTACCTGGGTGCTATCGACACCCCTAGTGATACCTGTAAGGGTGTTTCCAGACACTCCAGTGTACGCGATAACCTCATTACCAATCTTTACATAACCAGGGTTAGTTGCCCCAACTCCAATACCCTCAAACTCACCAAAGTTGGTTGGAGTTATGGAACTAGCGATTGAGATAGGTGTAGTAGCTGTGAGTGAATATTCAGCAGTTAGTTCAACTGGTTCTGTCTTTGTGTTCATTCCACTTAGGGTCACAACATTTCCAGTTGCGTGCATCCCATGGTTTCTATGGAATACATCAAAGTGAAGACCATCACTAACTTCTCTAATAGGTGATAGTGGATTGACAACTCCAGGATGGTTGAGAGCTGTAGTTACACCACTGTTGTTAGTGTAGAGAAGAGTATTGGATGCTCCGGTGGAGAACGTACCCTGAACACCTTCTATGACTAACTCATTCTCTCCGTAAATGTCATTTACAGAAAGTTTCATACCTTCACCAAGTGAAAGATTGCCAATACTGATAGGTTGTAGAATATCACCAAGTGTATATCCTCTACCACCATTAACAATAGTAGCTCCAATAGCTATCCCATCTTTAATAGTAATGTCTGCGGTTGCATCAACTCCATTACCGGTCAAACTTGTAAGTGCTACACCAGTAAAGGTATAGTGACTACCAGAGGAGGGTGTAAACCCAGTACCAACATTCGTAAGTGTCAGTGTGCTAGTAACTGAACCAGCTAATCCAACAAATCTACCACTAGCGTTACTGCCAACCTGTGTAATCAAATTACCATTACTGATACCAGTATCTGTAACAGTAGTTCCCAGTCCAACTCTGACGGTGTTTGAAACCATCGTGAGTGGATTAGGTCTCATTACCTTATATTCATCTGGTTCTGGTGGGTTGAAGAATTGAACGGAACCATTAGGAACAAAGTCAGCTCTAAACAGTTGGAAGGTAAGATCTTCATACTGTGAAGGTGTCCATACAGAAGCGTTCTGTGACTTATACAATGAACCCAGAAGTCTCTGTGTAGAAACAAGTACCTGTCCTTCTTCTCTACCCAGTGTAGATACATCAGACTCACCGAGTCTAGAGATCCATACAGCATATTCTGTAGAGTTGGAAAGAATGATCATTGCATATTCTCTCTGTCCATTCAGATAAACAGGAGATTCAAATGTGAACTTAGTAGCAACACTAGCATCATTAGATACTGTAATTTCTTCTGGACCTTTGGATACTTCAGAGTATGCCAAGATTTTCTGAGAAGGTGTACCAAGTTCAACTTCACGAATTTGAACAGTAACAGGAGTACTATCATCTTGAGGAACTCTCTCAAAGTAGATATCCATACTGGTGAGATAGACACCACTTGTATCATCAACAATGAAGGATTGTGCAAGAGGGTCAGTATACTCACCAGTTAGTCTAGATCCTGTAGAAGTTGTGGTAGCGCTAGCCGAAGCAGAGTCGCCAATAGTTCTAGTTTCAAGGAAACTATCATCAGTTTCGACTCTAGCATTTCTCAGGGAAAGTGTAACTTCCTGAGTATTGTCCATGTCACCTTGTGAGTAGAAGATCTCTTCTGCTGCGGTTGTGATAACACCAGGGACACGACTATCAATAGGTGAACTACTCAGTCTCAATCTGGATCTACCAGTTTCAAATGTGGGGTTAGATGGATCACTAGAAGCTGGTACTCTGAAGTTACCAATGAGTGTTCCTAAACGATCACCAATCAATCTAACATTAGTGACTCTAGCTTCAGCGTTACTATTAGCTCCTCTTAGGATCATATTAGTAGCAATAAATCCTACAAACTCAGGATTCGCATCACTAGCCAAACTGAAAGTATCAATATTCAGAATTGTAGAAGTTTCAGAATATGTCTCTGGAATTCTCTCTGATCTATTGTATGGACTTCTTTCGAAGATATCGGTTGGTCTATTATAGGGACCATACTTGTGGTTGGGTGTAGCAACTCTAGCTACAATAGCAGCTCTGGTAGATTCTTCATCATCATTAGTATTATCTTCAGATGGCATGATACCAGCAATTGCTTCTTCTACCTGGAAAGTTCCAGAGACCATTTCAATCTCTATCAACTTAGGTACACAGAACCTTGCTACATCCACATTATCAAAGAATGGATATACCTGAGTAAAGGGTTTCAGTCTTGTAGATGTGAACTCAATATTACGAGCTCTCATGAACTGAATAACTTCACGAGATACAATACGATCACCTAGTGATTCTGTGTCGATTTGTTCGGCTACACTATGTTGTCTACCTCTTCTTTGTTGTTGAAGATCGACACCAACTGTACCAGAAACTGTAGTTGAAACTGTAGTGTGTTCTTCTTCGACCCTAAAGCTACCTGGTGCTTGACCATTTCTACGATCAAGTTGTCTTTGTGCTCTTCTTCCACCACCTCTGAACATAGTCGCAAATTCATCTGCCGTTCCTTGTCGGGGAGATGTACTTACTTCCGTAGATGATGAAGCACTTAGATCAAAACTTACATCAACACCCATGGTTTCCCATGATTGCCAGATAACTGGAGAAAGACCAGATCTTGAACCATCAGCATGTGTTGTAACTTCAGCTCCAAGTGACTCAGCCACACCCAAGAATGAACCCTCTTGAAGGACATCACGAAGTTCCATCTGGTTAACATCAATCCAGACATCAACATCAGGTTCAAATCTTAATGAACCTTCCCAGAATCTAACAAGGAAAGGAGTTACACTCTCAACCCTAGTAGCGAAGGGTTGTCTCAACCAAGAAGTTTCACTGTAATCAAGAGTGATCATCTGACCAGATCTCTTAATATTTGTTCCAAGAATATCGGCAAATCTAGCATCCTGATTTGGTGCATTAGTTGTACCAATACCAGCTATTGTAGTGTTACCAAGTTCTAGATTAAGAGCTGTAGTAAAGTGAGAAGGTCTAAGAACCTTATTCTTTCTGTCAATACTATTTCTCACACCAATTGTAGTATCTTGGGCTTCAAGACTTGAGAAATTATCAACAAATATGCCAGACTTAAATCTATTCAAACCATTAGCATCTGGAACAAATTGATTAAGAGTTGCACTTTCCAGTTGATTCAGTGAAGTGTAGTATTCTAGATTTTTAACTCTCTGTTCAATCTTTGAAATATCAGACATCTGATATCTCTTGTGTTGGATGAATGTGGTTTTTGAATCTGAGGGTGAATAAAGATATGGAGAAAGATAAACATTAGCCAGATTCATGGCACCCGTTACCTCATCAGGAGGTGATGGATTCTCAGCAGGAGCTCCTTTTTTGACTATCAAATTACCATCTTTGTCGAGATAAACTCTATCAATTCTACCCAAATAGAAGTTATAGTCAAGAGAAATAGATTCATCAGATGCAATCACATTTGTTGAACTATGTTGTCCACCATTAAAGTTTCTACCAAAGAATTCTAAAGGAGATCTGCTACCAATACCACCAGAGTCTTTAGATACTCTTGGTCTAGCATCAATCATATCTGATGTTCTCTCACCTTGGAATGATGTAATCTCAACACCATAATCAAATGCATTATATGAGTCAACCAGAGTGATATCACCAGTATCTGATGCATCATACTCAGCTGAGAGATAATATGCTCTCAATTTTCTTGTAGGAACTGCACTTTCCTCTTTTCTTACGATTCTTGAGAAATCATAAATTGTGTTTCTCTGTCCACTTTGGAATTTGAAGTTATTAGTGACATTTGTGCTGTTTAGAGCCAAATCTGCAACAATAGCACTTACACCAGAAATAGTAAATCTAATAACCTCTCCAGTCTCAAATTTTGAGTTATTTTCGTAGATAAAGTTAATACTTGTATTAGATTTTTTAGTAATATACTTAGCTTTAGCTCCACTAATAGATCCAATAATCTCTTCACCAATAATAAGGTCATTTGTTGTATTATTTGGACCATCAAGTGAAGCAGTGGTCATACTTGGTGATTCTGGATCATTTCCATCCAGTGATTCAAACACACCATAAAGTAACATAGCATCTGGAACACCCAAGGAGATGATAGAGTCTTGAACTCTAGTTCCAAATGGGAAATTACCAAAAGTTAGTCCATCATTAAGAGTACTACCAGTAGTTCCAGAACCACTATCACTAGATCTGGATATAACTACAGATTCTGCTACTTTTTTGGTTTTTACCTTTGCCCTTACTCTAGATTTTCTCAAAGTAGCTGTTAGTTTAGCTCCAGTATTGTTGGAACCCAGACCATTAATGGTAAGTTGAGTTAAACCAGAGGAAAATACAAATCTGTCCTGTGTCAATACTTCAATAGAACCATCAGAACGAACTAAAGTATATCTTTCTTCGTCGAAGGGTAGGAATACTTCATTTGCATCAGCTGTAATAGTTCCAGTTGAGTTATTTGTGATATTTACATTAAATCCCTTTCTGATAACCAGGTTTGCGTTATCTAAATTGGTCGATTCAATATTATACTCTGGCATCAAGCTGTAAAGTGACTCATTATTAGCTGAATTTCCTCCACTTGTTCTCTGGAGAGAACTCTTAACAACAGAAAAGTCAGTAACTTGAACGGCAGTCGTAGGAAGACCACCTTCACGATAAGCTGTAATAGTAGTAACACCACTAACTTGGATAGAATTGGTGTTTACTTGTGTAACTTTAGCAAAACTTGGGAAATCATTCGTTGGAATAGAGAACTGAACAAGATTTCCTGTAGTAACAATACCAGGCCATGCTGTTCCTGGTGAATTTATGGTTGAAATGCCACTATGATGAGCCGTAATTGATGCAATACCAATTACTTCACTTACTTGAGGAATAATATCAGCTGTATATGTACCAGCAGCACCTACAAGTGTATAAAGTGACTGAACATCGGAGATTTCAAAGTTATGAACATCTACTGCACTTCTAGAATTGTCAGAAACACCATTAAACTCTAGTCTTTCGCCAGTAAAGAAGTCACCCTGAACACAATATGCAGTAAGAGCTGTTCCAGCACTAATAGGATGTCTCAAATAAGCTGTTGCACCACTTGACTTACCTTCAATAAAGGTTGGAGTGGTTAAAGTTGCAGCCTCATTGAGTTCCAATTCAGTGTAGACTTGTAAATCAAAGAGGGAAACATCCCATCTGTTGGTATCAGGATATACGCTGTCATATGAACCAGACTCTAGAGCTGCATCATAGAATCTAGCAACGCCAATTTCCTTACCAGGAATAGCCGTTGAGTTATCTCCAACTCTAGTATCTCTGAGACTGATAACATTATCGGTATCAAATCCAAGAACAGGAGAACCAAAAGCTCTATTGACTTGAAATGATGGACCAAAAGAGAATTGAATAGATCTATTTTCCCTAAGTTTAGTAGTTCTGGGTTTCTCAAAATCAAGGAAAGTTGGTCCTCTAACTTCTACCTCATATCCTCTAACATAAGCTTTGCCTGGAGAGATCTTGTAGATACCAAGATCATCACTAGGAGTATTTCCTTGTGATGTTACTTGTCCTGGATTGTAGATACCTCTATTACCATATCCATTATTTAAACTATCATGAACAGTGGTAAGAAAGTCACGAACATAATAATGTCCAGACTCATCAAAAGTTCTTCTAGCTAATTCATCACCTAGGATATTGTATTCTGTTCCACTATTGACTTCTCTTAGAATACCATTCTGAACTTCAGCCAACTGGATAAAGTTTTGATCATCAAAATCATCAGCCAACTTCTTGAAAAGGGTGGCAGAAATCTTCAATCTATCAGCACCTGGTGCTGTATAGTTATTAAATCCCTGTGCATTATCTGTTAGAGTAGGATCTTCGTCAGAAGATACAATACTCTCTTTAACATTCAAACCAACTCTGTAGGATGGTGTATTACTATACTGATCAAGAATTAAAATTTGATCAAATACGTCAACAAAATGTCCTCTTAAAAAATATATACCATTACTTAGTGCAAATGCACTACCAGTTGCATTAGCATTTGTGGTTAGTGCTTTAGCAAAACCTTCATTAGCCCCAATAAAGGTAGTTGCAAAAGTAATATTCTCTGTGGTGAGAAGAATCTCATCATCAAAGAATGTTTGTGTTGCAGCATCAGTTGTTGATGACTCAAAGTAGTCAACGTAGAGAGTGTAATTTCCTCTCTCTGATTCCTCGTTTGTAATATATGAACTTACTCTTGCAGTCACACCCGACTGTTGTCCAACAATCAACTTACCAATAAGTTGATCTAGATACAGAGAAACAGGAATTCCCAAATACTCAGGTTCAATCTGAATAGCATAATAACTACTCAAGTATGACAGTTGTCCTGGAATAACTTTAGCACCTTCTCTGAAGAAGTGCGTTCCCATATCCTCAACCTGATTCTGAAGAATCGATTGAAGATTGTTTAGTTCTCTAGCTTGAACTGGGTATGCTGGTTTGAATAGAACCTTATAGTAGTTACTTTGCGGATCAAAGTCGTCAAAATAAGGAGCTACATTAAGATTAGTTTCCTGGGGCATGATTTCTTAGAACTGCAAGATAATTTTAACGTCTTCTTTCTGTGATGAAGACCTCGTAACTGAAGGTCTGTTATCAACGTAAATGATATCACCCGAGAACTTTTGACTCTCTGGATTTGCTAACCCATTTACGAAATTCTGACCCAGATAGTAGGTACGACTATTTAGAACCGTTGAGACACCTTGGAATTCGGTGTTAATTCCTAAACTAACTGATCCACCATTAATAGTGAGACTACCACCACCTGTGATATTTGAAGTAAATTTATTGGATCTAAATCCATAGACTGGAGATGCATCAAGAGTACCATCAGAACTAAAACCTGAGTTTGTTCTGTCCTGCCAATACTTTAAAACACCTGTGACTTGATCATATGACACAACCCTACCGACAGCTGTAGAACCAAGTCCAACAGTTTGTGTGATCTCAGAGTCAGCTGTAAATACTGCCGAACTATAACCAATACCAGTAAGTCTCAGTGCATAAAGTGCACTAGCCTTATCAAGTGTTAGGATCGAAGATGAGTTATAGGATGTTGGATTTTCAATCATTCCAACACGAGCAAACTGGTTACCCGTAATGAAATCAGGGTTCTCAGTATCATTCTCAAATCTAGCATATGTGAGTACATTGTATGCACCTAACTCACGATAGATGTCAGACCCATGACCACCTGCTGGAGGGACAATAACATTGAATATTGGTGAAGTTGTTCCAGTAGGAACATTACCTGCTATAAGATCAACAGTTCCATACGAATATCCTTCTCCACCTTTCGAAACGGTAATAGTTTCAACTTTAGAATCATTATTGATAACAATAGTTGCTTCTGCACCAAATCCATCACCAAGAATTGGAACTCTTGTGTATGTTGAGTTGGCAGTTCCCATACCAACACCACGATTTTTAATTGTTACAACTTTGAGTTGACCACTTGATGCTGCGTTTTGTCTTACAGGTGTATCATCTGTATTTGTTTCCCAGTTATTAGGAACAGGAATGTAGTTAGTCGAATCAAACTTAATAGCTTGACTTGGTTTGATCGTATACAAATACTTCCAGATATAACCATCACCACTGTTACCTGCCTCCCTAGGTTCCAGATCGGTGAATGTTGGTTCATCCAATGAAGGTCCACCCACAAAGTTATTTTCTGGAGTGGCGTTATTATACAGACAGATATAAACTCTGAAGTCAGAGTTCATAACATAGTAGTTTGCTGAGTAGATATCAAACGAACCCGATGGTTGTGATGGGTTATTACGAGTGATATCACTTCTCCACATATCATAAGTGATACCTGAAGCCCACTGAATTTTTCTCACAACTTGACTGACATCAGAAGAGTTGATCTTCTTCATCGCCAACATTGTGTCCCAATAATCATTAGCCTGATCCAAACTATCCTTCGGAGCAGGGGGACTAGTATCCCAATCAGATTGATAATCTTCTGGGTTAGGAAGTCCAATAAATGCGTAGTAAGAATTAGAGCTGGTTTGAACACCAGCCACAAAATTCTTCGCATTTAAGATACGAAGTTGATCAGTAATTATTGCAGCCATTTTGGGAGGACTTTTTGTTATTTATCGTGGAAAAAGATTACTTTTTGAAGAGATCAATTGCCAAACTACCTGTATCGATATTGGCACCATCACTTACTCTTCTTACAAAGAAATCAGCGTGTGTAGTAAATCTACTAACACCAATACCAACAGGAGTTGTTGCAGGTGTATAATCATTCATACTGGTTTGTATAACATAATCTGTTGCGCTGGAATATGCGGTAGCAAATGTCGCTCGGTATTGACCAGCAGCTACTTGTGAAGCAGTGACTCCAGGAGTTCCAGTCCATGCTGGTGAACCACCAAGAGAAATCTCACCTATTTTACTATCAGGTGGTGTGATAATTGTTGTTGTAGAACCAGTGATTGGAAGAGCTGAAGTTGGTGGAGTGAAATTTCCTGTATATCTTGCTGATTTGGAAACTCTGATATCATCAATATTACCTTCAAACCGACCAGCATCACCAGTGATACCATAGTAACCAACCACAAAAGATTGATTTGTTTGATCACTAATTTCAAGGTCAACAAGTTGTTCATTAACAGTATTTCCAGATTCAGTACCATCAAAATAGAAGTGAATCGAACCATTAGTCTCCCTTACAATAGCGATATGATGCCATGCATTATTTGCAAATGTGGTGGACGACAAGTCCTGCAGTATAAATCCTGAACTAGAATTTCCAGCTTGACCACCTCCAGTATTGCTACTACTTGCATTAGCCCAATAGAACCTGTAAGTGTTACCACTACCTATGTAATAGTATCCAATTTTCCAGTTGTGATTGGTACCAGTATTTGGATGAAAATTTGAAAATAATATCGAAGAATTTGTAATAGCAGTAATTGTTGATGGAAGTTTAGAAGAATTAAAATAGAACCACCCTTCAAGTGTCCAAGCACCCTCAAAAGGATAATATGTGGATCCTGAATTATTTTGTGTAAAGTTTATGCCACTATTGGCAACTTGAAATCTCGCAGATTTTGTTCCATATTTTGTTGGTGCTTCGACTAAATCAATTTGACTAGTTGTCGGGGTTCGTCCATCCTTTAAGTTGGTAACGGCACCAATGTTTGCTTGATCGAAATTCATACGAATCATCGTATTATCCCAATCACTATCTGCCTGATTTACAGTTGATGGAGCCTCTGATAGAAATAGTGCTCTCCAAGTAGTTCCATCATAGTAATATGGTTGACCACCAATTTGTTTAAATTGTCCAGTGGTTCCTGCTGTACTAACAACTGTTGGATTATTGTGTGAGAGTGTAAAAGATGGTGAACTAGTTATTCCAGTAGATGTGCCAGTACCAACATCAAGATTGTCAGAATAAACTGTTGCCCATCTATTAGTGTTTGTACCTAAGTTATATGTTGAATCAGTAAATGGAGTTATGTTTTTGAAAGAAGTGTCGGAAGTTCCAAATCTAACATCTTCGAGAAGATCTGCACCACCATTATATCTATTGTATACTGATATACCATTAGTTAAATTAAATCTAATCGCAGGACTGGTTCCACTCGCTGGAGAAAATCTAATATCAAATTGTGATGAAGAATTTCCTAGTGTGAGGTGACCAGTACCAGTATCAAGATTAGTGCTATCTATATCTCCAGTGACCGTTATACCAGTATTAGTAGTGGTTAGTTTTGAACTACCTTGATAAAGAAGATTAGAAGATCCAGATGTAACCTCAAGACCAAGATTAGCCGTGGTTTCTGATGTACCACCATATACATGTAGTCCATTTTTAGCTATGACGACTAAATCACTAGCACCTCCTGCACCATTATTTTGAGCGTGAGCAATATATGCTTTTTGATCGCTAGATCCATAAATTTGAAATGGATTATTAGAAGCAGTATCCATTGAGATACCCTTACTAGAACTAAAACTAATAGTTTGATTAGTAGTAGCACCTCTAGAAGTCACATCAGCAAGAGTATCAGATCCTCCCCCTCCACCACCGCCACTGCTATAATTAACAATATTGAGAGTAGAAATACCAGTAATACCAGCACCACCACCTACGAATTGTGTTGCAGTAGCATTGCCAGTTACTGTAAGTCCACCAGACAAGGTGGATATTCCACTTACTTCTAAGAAATCAGTTCTTAAATTATTAGTATTAGCGATACCAGTGTTGGTAATGGTTACATTACCAGTCGATCCACTCAAATTAATACCAGTTCCAGCTGAAACACTAGTAACTGGAACTGCAAGTGTTGTTCCGTCACCAATAGTGGTATAAATCTCACTAAAATTTGAGTTCGCCTTAACAGCACCATCAATTAGACTGTCACCTGTTCCATCATTAGGCGAAGAACCAGTACTTATTCCTAACTTGGCCATGGTAGTTCTATTTGGTAAAAGTATTTATTATGATGTATAATCCCTGAATTTCAAAGGTTCAAATCTAGACAGAAGACCAGAAGAAGAAATTCCAATGATTCCATTGTTACCATAGAAGTTAAATTCTTGTGGTGATGTTCTTCCTTCGAATTGTATCTTACCCCAACTAAATCTACCCATATTAGAAGCAGAACTAATTCCACCCGCATAGACAGTAAAGGTTCTAGTATCAAAGGTGAATGTGGAGGAGTCGAAGGTAATCAAAGAAGAGGAGAATGACTCAGTTGAGATATTACCAACATTGGTAAATACTCTTCTCACAGTAGTATTACCAACACCAATAACATTTTTCTCAAGGATGTAGGTGCTCTTAACTTGATACACACAATCAATGAATGATGTAGTAACTCCTATCGGAGTTCCATCATTAGATTTGGAATCAATAGTCTCATTTGTGTCAACATTTGAGCTGAATACTGAGAAGTAATCACCAGTTCCAATACCACTAACAGTGATGCCAGTTCCAACATACTCATTATCTCTCATAAACGAATCAGTAGGAATATAGAAATCAAGAATTATTTCATTTCCACCAGATACAGTTGATAGGCCAAATCCAACCAAAATACCATAATCACCACTATAATCATCAACACCAATCTCTTCTCTTACGATAGTTGGCTCAGAGATGAGAACTAAAGGAGGATTGGTATTCGTATAACCAGTCCCAGAATTGGTCATACTTACAACACCAACACTATCACCTGACAATGTGAGTGTTCCTGTTGCTCTTGTTCCATCAGAAGGATTGGAGATACTCAGTGTTGGAGATACAGTGTATCCAGAACCAACGTTAGTTACATTAACAGAAACAGTTCCAAGATCAGAAACAATAGCTGTAGCAGATGCTGAAACTAAAGTATCTTGAGATAAGATTTTGATCTTGTTCTGGAAATCTCTAGTACCGGACTCAGTGAAAGTGTTAAAGAGAGGTCTTACACTATCAACATAAGCAATTGTTGAAGCCAAACTGATTGGTTGAATCAGATAAGAAGTTGGATAAATCATAGGTTCATATTCAACTCTATCCTTACCTATTTCTTGTCCATTAATGATCTTATCAACTTGTTGCTTACACCAAGTCAAAGGTCTACTGAGAGTTGTATCATTAGTAACACCAGGACCACTATAGGTAGTGGTTTGAACACTGTCAATAGTATTAATACCAACAACAGTTCTCACATCTT